ATCATTTGTAATTAGTAATTTTCCATCAAAAGTTTCTAATGCTTCCTGCCAATCTTCATAGATAGGAATATGAACACAAGAAACTAATGCTTGTTTTAACCTAGCCATTTTTTGTTATTAAGATACCAATTAACTGTTTTTTCTAATGATTCCTCTAAACTCTTTGGATAATCAAATCCAGCTTGTTTAAGTTTTGAACCGTCTAAAGCATATCTCAAATCGTGTCCAGGTCTGCTTTCGTGAAAGTTAACCATTTCATATTTACATTCCTTTTTAAGAATATGTCCGATCATCTGTGCCAAGTTTAAGTTAGATATTTCTTTTTCTCCCACAATATTCCATTTGCCCAAATTAGCTTTTTCTTTATCAAGTTTTTCGTCAGTGTGAATAAGTATGTAATGTATTGCTTGTGCTATATTTCTTGCGTGGAGATAAAACCTTGTGCCTGATTCCATTAAAGAAGGTGAAGCGTGAATAGTTATTTTTTCTCCATTAAGGATTTTTCTGATACACAAAGGAATAAACTTTTCAGGATGCTGTCTTTCTCCAAAGATATTCATTGAGTTAGTAATATTTATCGGTAATCTGAATGTATTGGAATAAGCCATACAAATAGCATCTTGTGAAGCCTTTGAAGCAGAATAAGGATTGCCAGGGTTCCATCTATCACCCTCTTTATAATTGACTCCCTGGGGTGCTGTTCCATAAACTTCGTCTGTTGAAAACTGAATAAACTTCTTAAGTCCTTTTTGCTCTCTTGCCCATTCAAGTATATTAAGAACCAAATTAACATTATTCTTAACAAAATTAACTGGGTCTGTTATAGAATTGTCTACATGACTTTCACTTGCGAGATTAACTATATAGTCTACTTCCCCTATTTCTTTTTTAACTCCTTCACTTAAAGGTTTGTTAAGGTCTATTGTAAAAACTTTAACCCTCTTTTCGTCAAAGCATTCAATATCTTTTAACCTGTCAAATCCCTGACTGGCATAACTTAACCTGTCTAATATAATAATTTCCCAGTCAGTTTCTTTAAGAAAGTGTTCTACTATGTGAGAACCAACGAAACCGCAACCCCCTGTTATTACTATTTTATTCATTATTTTATTTATATTTTGTTTTAACCACTCTTTAATTTGACTTACTCCATGTTTCTCGTTCATTAACCTTTTCTCTTCTTTTATAATTTCTACCACATCTGGTGTTGAGATTCCTTTATCTCTCAATCTTGTCTTCTCTCCTGGAAAATGAGTAAAGTCCATTTTCCTATAAGTATTTCTTCCGTTGTTTGTGTGAGTAATATTTACATTTTTAGAAACAGCAAACCTCATTCCTGCCTGTTTCATTCTTATCCAAAAGTCATTATCAGAATATCGCCAGTTAAAGTTTTCTTCGTCAAACAACCCTATCTTGTCAAATGTTTCTTTACTAATTATCCATAATCCGCCAAATGTCTTATCAATCGCTAACCCATAAGAGTTAAATGATGTTTCTCCATAATATTTTTCAATTTCTTGGCACAAGGGATATACAGCATTAAGTTCTCCTATTTCTAAATCTCTTATTAAAGTGTCTATCCAATTATCTTCTGAGAATACAATATCGTTATTTACCTGACAGATGTATTTACCTTTTGCTTTTTTAATTCCTTTATTAAGTGCTTTTGTAAATCCCAGCGGTTTATCAAATCTTAAATAAACATCTGCTTTTTTCATTTCTTTCTGACCAAAATTACTGCCATTATCTACTACGATAATTTCATAACTGATTTTGCTATTTTTGAGTGTTTTTTTAAGTGTTTGAAAGCATTTATTAAAGTGTTCAAGGTTCTCTTCGTCTATAATATAACAAGGTATAACGATAGAAACGTCTTTATTCATAGTTTATTGTTCGTGTGTGAATTGTGTTTTTAAGTTCTCCGCCTCTATTGGCAAAGTAATTGATAAAAGCGGCTTCTCCCTCTGCCACTTTCGGTGCTAAATAACCAACCTTATCTTGAAGGCTGTTGATAGCGGCATATTCCAAAGCAACTTCTAATGCCACTAATGAATGAAAAGGGGTTGGAAAACCTGGTTTTTTGGTTGTATCGGTTGAAACAAATTCGGTAGCATCTCTTGAAGTCCATATTCTTAAGCCAGCACTTGCTGTTACCTTTGAAGTGTCAGGGGCAGGTTTTAGTCTAATTGAATGTCCTTCTAAAAAGTATTCTGTTGGTAGTCCTTTAGTTTCTTGGTATTCAGTTATAGAAATTCCAATATCTTCTATTCTTCTTAATCGTAATTTATACCAATCTCCTCCAGAGTCCTTGACCTCTACTCTTTTGACATCAAAAACAGTTGTTGCAAGAGAATAATCTTCTTGATCGTCTACTAATGTAGTTGTTGCTGTCGGCATATCCGTCTTACTTGAATCATCAAAGTTCCAGCTTCTGTCTGATTTCCAAGCTAAAAGACCTAACTTATGGACAATCTTGTTAGTAATTCTTGCTATATTTTTTAAAGTGAAACTGGTTGAATCTGTATTTGTTAAGAACCAAACATCTTGAACAATCCCAGTTTCTCCACTTACATCATTAAACTGCATATTATTCTTTTTTAAATTTTTCGTCTAAAACCTTCTTGTATTCTTCTATGTAGTCAAAAGGCTTAATGACTATATTGTCGCCATCAATATCAATACTTTCTATATCTTCATATTTGCCAAGATGCTCTTTTTTGATACTCTTGGTAAAAGGAGTCAATTTGTCTTTTATCTTCTGAATTTGAAGTGCTAACTTATTTCTTTCCTGCTCCATTGACTCTATCTGCTTTGACAACTCTCTTCCGTCTTTTACTAAAGCCTCTTTTTTAAGTAAAAGATTCGTTATTTTGGAATCCTGTGTTATTAGTTTTCCATCTTTAAATTGTATTGTATGCTTTTTCCCAAAGTTCATATTTGTTTTGTATGTTATAATTTTCTATTACATATTGTTTTGCCCTTTTGCCCATATCTTTTCTTATGTCAGGGTTTTTAATCAAGTAATCAACCCATTTCTTCCAGTCGCTTTTCTTCTCTGCTATGAGCATATGCTCTTTGTCCTGTGGATTTACTTGGTAAGGACTTTTACCATCTGAAAATCCTTGAGCAATTACAGGTATTTCCAGCATAGATGCTTCTAAGAATTTAATGTTTGACTTACATCGGTTAAAATAACTGTCATTTCTTGGAATCAGCATCATATCAAGCCTTAATTCGTTTAATTTGTCATTATGTTCCCTGTGAGGAACCCACTGTTGCCAGTCTATGTTTTTAAACCTTCTCCAAAAATCAATTTCTACATTGTAAGCCTTTTTAACAGGGCTATCTTTTGGATAATCTTTTGGAAGTCCAAGAATAACTAATTGAGTATCATCTCTTTTGTCTATTTCTCTGAGTAAAGGAATAATAGGTTTGTATTCTTGATTGACTAATACACTTCCCACTAAACCAATTCTTACTTTATCTGTTTCATTTTTTAATGGCTCTTCCCAATCGTCTGGGTCAACACAATTCGGAAGAACTATCACTTTTGGATTTAACTTTCTGTATTCGTCAGCAAGGAATTCTGTTGTAGTAGTAACCAAATCAGCATTTTTAATAAAGGTATCAAGGTTTTTGTTTATATTTTTGAGTATCTTTTTATGGTTTTTACCCCTAACCTTAGTTGGAATACCAGCATTTTCCTTATAAGTATCGTCATTATCAAAGACAATTTTCTTTCCTGCCTTTTTAAGTAGTGGTAAAACAGCGACTTTCTGCCACTCTGAAGGTCTTTGGAAGACAACTATATCAGCGGCTAAAGCACCTTTTGCCATTTGATTTCCTTCTGCTACTTGACCATATTCAGATGTTTTATGTCCGTCCCAGCCATTATAAATAAGGGGTAGAAGACATCTGACATAGTAGCAACCATCATATTTGTTTCCTATGTAATAAACTCTCATTTGGGTTTTTGAACTGTTTTACTAATAATATTGCCGTCAAAATCTATTTTAACTTTTATATGTGTCATATCTTGTGGACGAGCAACTACTATTCTGGGTTTCTTTTGTTGTTTTGGTTGTTCTTTTTTTTCTTCTTGTTTGTTCATAATCCTTTAGAGAGGGGCTACCCAAGAGGATAACCCCTCAAGAAAAGTTTAAGCAGCGGTTTGATGAGATTTAATCCATACACCACAAGCATCTCTGTTTTCTATTACACCGTAGACGATATCTACAGTTGTAAGAGTAGCAAGATACTCTGGGATGTAATTGGACTGAACTCTAATACCGTGCTTTCCTGTAACTCCATTGCCTTTTGAACCAGCGCCAAGAGCCAAAGTTGCAAAATGAATTGCGTCTTTGTGAGCTAAAGCGTTCAATCTGCTTCCAGCAGAGGTTGAAAGGTTAGCACTAACATAGACAGGAATACCGTATAAAGAAGCCATAGGTTTCTTTGCGGTAGGATCGTTCACAGGAGAATTTACAGCTAAGGAGAATTTGTCAATATTCTGTATTTGTCTCCAAAAAGTATTTGGATGGACAAAGAAAGCGACTTCTCCACTATAAATTCCAGGAACTTTCGCAGCGTCTAATGTTGCAATTGCTTGTCTGATTTCAGAGTCGGCTAAATTACTTGTAGAAGCTCCAACAGTATTACTGAAGCCAGCAAAGAGAGCAGAAATAGCAGATTCAAGAGTATTGCCTATTGTGTAGGCAGCGTTCTTGGCTAATCTCTCTTGTAAGGTGTAGCTCCTTTTTACATGAGCTGCATCTATGTCTTCAATTTGGAAGGATACTTCGTAATGAGTAGCGACTGTTAAGGTAACGGCTGTTTCGGTTGGACTGTTAAGGGTGACAGCGGTAGCATTGGATTTAGAATTAGCAGTCATCTCTGTCAAGTTAGGAGTATAAACGATGTTTCCACCGCCAACTAACTCGTCACTTCTATCAGTGAAGAAGTCTGCCATGACCAATGTTTCCTTAAAGAAAACGTTGATTTTTTCTCCCCATACGGCGGGT